CCGAACCAAGTATCCATTTAGCGATATGGGGGTTGGCGATAGCATCCTGTTCGAGGAAAAGAAAACTGCGGAGAGCGCTCGGGTAGCGTCATTGCGGTTTGCTAGAGCACATAGGGGCAACTGGGTTTTCTCTTTGCGCAAGGTGGACAATGGTTGGCGTTTGTGGAGAATACGCTGATGGGAAAAAAAGACGTTTGGAATGTGCCGCCTGTCGCGCCTGACAAGGCGCGCAAACGCATGTCTACTGAGGTGGCTCCGTTGCGCAAGCAGCGCCGGACGTTGAACGCCAAGGAATGGAAGTTTGTGTCCGAGCTTGTCAGTGGGGATGGCCGAGTGACAATGAAGGAGGCAGCTATACGGGCGGGGTACAAACCGACCTCTGCCTCTGTTATGGCGTGGAAGCTGACAAACCCTGAGTTGAACCCACATGTGGTGGCCGGAATACAGGCATACCGTGGCGAGCTCAATTCCAAATACAACACGTCGTATGAGCGGCACATGCGTGATCTGCAGATCATTCGCGATAAGGCCTTGGAAGCGGGAGCATTCGCTGCTGCAGTTCAGGCAGAGTATCGCCGTGGCCAAGCACTAGGCAGCATTTATGTGGACCGCAAAGAAATTCGCACTGGCACGATTGATAGCATGAGCAAAGAAGAAGTCCAAAAGAAATTGGACGAGCTCAAGCGCTTGTATGGGGGACCCCCTCCGACTGCGCTGATCGATGCCGACAGCGGGAAAGTGATTGAAAGCCTTGAACGAGAAAAAGACCCCGTATTTGACGCTGGGGTGGAGCAGCCTCCCCTCGATATCTTTGAACAACATCCCGATATGGACGAAGATGAAACCTGAGGCAGCATTTGCGACTCGCGTGCGCGAAGGCCTGACCAAGTTTGGCGTGGATATCGAGAGAATCGAAAACCGCGTAAATCTTGGAATCCCTGACATGTTGTTAGGTGTGGGGGATCGATTTGTAATGATGGAGCTTAAAGTTGTGCAGCGGGGCCTGAAGGTTGGGCTGCGGCCACATCAAATCGCGTTTATGGAAAGGCAGTCCGGAAAGGGACGCCCCTGTTTTATTCTGGTGATGCAGTCCGGCGGGACCGTTTTAAAACCAGCTGCAATTCACCTTTACCGTGGAAGTGATGCCATTGAGCTTGCAGAAGTAGGTCTCCGGCTGCAGTCTTTTAAGAGCTGGCCCTCCCGTGGCATGGATTGGGAAGAGCTTTATAAAATACTATCGGAAGTAGAAACCCGATAGAAATAATTCATTAGACAAGGTGTACGCAAAGTGTACACTGGGGGCCTCACAACAGAAAGGATAGAGTAATGAAGAAATTCAAAATCACTGCGTCACTCACTACGCATTACGAGGCTGAAGTACTTGCTGCAGATGAAAATCAGGCATGGCTACTGGCGAAGGCGATGGATCAAAGCTTGTTTAATCCCACAAAAGATGGCAGCTGGTATCTTATCGACTCGGTGGAAGTTCCGGTTAAATTGACGCCTGAACAATACGCGTTTATCGACGCATATTGCAACGGCGTGGGCGATTATCCCGCTGAGGTTGTCACAGCTTGGTTTTTAATGGAAGACGGCGACGAATTCAACGACCTATATGGGGCCGGAAATAGTGCGTATACGTCAATCGCTGATGCTCACAACATGTGGCATGCTGCGTTATCTTATGCACGGGAGAGTAAATAATGGCCAAAAATGTCGTTTGCGTTTATTGGGCGCATAGCCGTCGCGATGATCCCTCCAAAATTTTTCGATTAAAACGCGAAGCTATGCAGTGGGCGCGAGATAATTTTGAGGGCATTTTTATTATCGAGCCGATCAATAAAGCCAAGCTATCAGAAAGGCTAGATTATTTAAAAAATCAATTTGGAATTGTGCCTGAGATGGCCTACACTGACCGCTCATTAATTAAGAAAGGATAGAGAAATGTTAAAAACCGTCACCATCACTGCTAATCGTAAAACCGGCCCAATTGCTGTAACTTACCGGAGCGGCGAACACCAAACCTATAGCACGTGCCCGAAAACGTGCGCACTGCATCCCAAGGCCGAAACCGGCTCGGATCAAATCGACGTCGAATATATGGCGGCTTTGCTTGAGGCGGTCCCACGGCGTGGGCTCGCTTGGACTTATTCTCACTTTGCGGCGTGGCTGCTGCCAATTGCGAAGCGCGGTCAAACTGTGATCAATGCAAGCTGCGACACGGTGGCCGAGGCTGTCGCTGCCGTCAAGCTTGGACGGCCCGCCGTTCTAGCTGCCCCTATTGATACGGCGGAGAGTTGGCCGAAAGTGGTGGAAGGCGTAAAGTTTTATCGCTGCCCCGCCGAGTTGGCCGAGAATTTCACCTGTGCTCAATGCGGAAACGGCTCCCCGTTATGTGCGAGGCCTGAGCGGCGCGATGTAGTGGTTTTTGTGGCCCATGGCACCGGCGCGAAAAAAGTAGGGACCGGCGAAGGCGGTTGTTATGCTGCTAGTGGTCCGACGGCGATACAGTGGCACGGGACTAAAAAAACCGGTAATGCGAATGATTCTCAAGCGCTTAAAGCTTTTGCAAAGTCGCTGCCCTCGGGCTCGATGCTGCGTCATCATGTGGCGGGCGATATCGGGCGGGAGCTGATAGCATGATATTTATAGGTTTATTGGTGTTTATCGTGCTTTATGCACTGGTGGATTTGTATGACGATTAACCTAAGGGGCTACTAATGAGAATCAATTGCATTTGAGAGGGGATAATGCGAATTATTTGCATTTTCACGGGTAAAGTACTAAGGGGGTAAACTTGGCCCGTGATCCCTGACGTTTTACGCCTGAAACGTGGCGCGGCTATCGATTGCCGCGCCCCGATAGGAATAATTCATTAGACACGGGGCCAAAGGCCCCTATAATTTGAACCATGCCGAGGCAATAGTGCACCGGCTAAACCTAGAAGGAATAGAGAATATGTCACACATGATCGACGAAACAACCGGCGCGGCCGCAATGGCTTTTGTAGGCCAAACCCCATGGCATGGCCTCGGCCAAGCTTTGACGGCGGGCGCTGATATCGCTACTTGGACCCGCGAAGCGCGCTTAGATTACACAGTGCTCGAGAGCCCCGTTCTGTATAGAACGGCTGCAGCCTCAGAGCCCGAGTTATTCAAAGGCCGTAAAGTGCTGCACCGGTCCGATACCGGCGGAGCACTGGCCGTGGTGAGTGACGGTTACCACGTGGTGCAACCCGCTGAGGTTATGGGCTTTTTTGAGCGCTTAGTGGGCCTCGGCGGTTTCCAATTGGAGACGGCCGGAGCGCTGAGTTACGGCCGGAGGGTTTGGGCTTTGGCCTCAGTGGGCGCGGGCGCTGATGTTGTAGACGGTGACGTGGTGAAACCCTACTTATTGCTGGGCACGTCATACGACGGGACCATGGCCACGGTTGCTAAATTCACCACGATCCGCGTGGTTTGCAATAACACGATAACGGCTGCACTCAACGACACCCAAGGCACGGTCCGCGTTCTACATTCCGAGCGCTTCGATCCTGAGGCCGTGCGCCTCGAGCTGGGAATCGTGGCCAATAATTGGGAGCGCTTTTTAGTTCAATCGCGCCAGCTTGCTAAGGTTGAAATGTCAGCTATCGAGGCCGATAGCTTCGTGGCCGAATTGCTCAAGCCTTATCACTCAGGCCGATTAGATGTAACTGAGTCCCGCGCGTTCAAAAGAATTCGCGCACTGTTCGATGGCGCGGCCATTGGTAATGAGCTTGCCGGTGCCTCACGTTGGGGAATGTTGAACGCGGTTACCGAGTTGGTCGATCATGAGCGCGGACGTTCTGACAATACGCGCCTCGAGTCCGCATGGTTTGGCACTGGTGCCTCGATCAAGTCCCGAGCGCTGGAACTGTTGACGGCGTAAGACTATCGGGGCCAAGGCCCCGATAGAAATAATTGATTTGACGTGGTGCGTGGTGTTGCGATAATTGCAACACCACACCAGAAAATTTTCCCTCAATTGGTGGTGGCGGGGGTGGGTGGGCCCGCACTACTTTAGAAAGGATAGAGATGTCGAATTGGTCAACACAGGAAAGTAAACCCAGCAATCCGGACGAATACAACGGCTGGTGTAACTATGCGACTTGGCGCGTTAATTTGGAAATCTTCGCGGGCTTTGATCCCTACGATAATTTTCCCGATGATCAGGCCACCATGCGCGAATGGCTTGCTGACTCATTGAAAGAACATGCCGAGACTTTGATATATGAGGCGGGCGGGGGTAATGGCAATATTGCGGTGGATTACGCACTGGCTTTTTTGTCGGATGTCAATTGGTGCGAGATCGCGGACCACCTGTATCAGGATTACACCCCAGTGGAAGACTTAGATGCTGAAAAGACATATAAGGCTTGGCGCACTATTGGACAAGCAATGGGGGATTACAAATGACAAATGAATATATTGTCTACTGGAGGC